TATTGTAATGCATTTGGCCATCTACAGGATTAGAAGGATATCCAGCAGCAACTGAAGCTACTGCTTTTACTGTTTGCCAGTTAGTACCATCAAAAATTTTATGTATATGAGTACTGGTTGTATCTAACCAAGACTCACCCTTACTATTTCCAGTAAAACCTGCAGCTGAAGCATTTGGAGCAGTGGTACCTACAGATATAGGTCCAATTTTAACTAAGCCTGTAGAAGGAGAAGCTGTATTATCAGCGAAAAAGAGTCCGGGCTCACCTGCATTGTTATTAACAGCCAACTCAGCAGAACCGAGACGGGTAGGGAAAGGGCGGTCATGTAAAACACTAGATCTTCGAGATAAAATTTGTACAGCCATAATTAAATATTAATATAAAGATCAGAATCAACAACTGTATCCTGATCAGTAAGAGGACTATAGGTATCTGATTCTATAGTACTTGTAGATGCAGAACTTTCTATTGGAACACCACTTATATATTGACCTGCGTCTATTAAACCAGCTTCAAAAGTTTCTATATATTCACTAAGAGGCTTGTTAATAATACCCAATTTTATATCATCAATTAAAGTAGGAGTTTTATTAAATAACTTATTAACCAGAGTTATCATCCTATTTGTTAAATTAACTGCTTTACCAGATCTATTTAAAGAACCATCTTCACCTCTTTTTACACTATCAGTAAGTATCATTCCAATTAGAGATGGATCAAAATCAGCAACTGATTGAGGTTGGTTCTTATCTCCTACAATCTCTTTTTGACCACTCCAACGTGTGTTTTGCTTAACTAATAATAAAGTTTCAACTGCTCTCTGTAATTTTTCTTTTTCTTTCTCAAAATTCTTCTCAAAACGTGTTAAACCTTGACCAACAGGCTTATCATTAGGCTCAAGTAACCAAGCACCGACATAATCATGTTTTTTTAGGTTATTTATCGTGCAATATCCACTAGTTAGGTTACTAAAAGGATAAATAACAATAAAACTATCAATAGTAGGTACAGATGTAATTGTATATTCACCAGATACAGCATTTCCACTAGTAAAAGTTATTTCAATCTTAGTATTAACCTCTAAATTATGTCCAACAGAATCAATTGTAATATTAGGACCATTTTGAATATAAGAACCAAGTAAATTAATAGGATCATTACCTTCATCATGCTTTAATGCAAACATTGCCGCATAAATGTGCTTACACCACCTCAATTGGTGATACATTAAATTTGATACCGAATTATCTGCAGTGTCTTCATAATCAGGTAGCTGATAAAAATTATTTACAGTAACAAACCCTAAATCACGAAAAGTACCAGGGATATCTCTTTCATTACTTAAAGTACCATCTTCTTGAAGTACTTGACCTGGCTTGGTAGAGCGTATTGGCGTAGTCGGGAAACGTTTTTTTGTTAATTCGCTATATAAATCATAACTATCACGACGTGAAAAATCTTGACAAGAACATTGCCAACGTAATTCAGTTGTTAAATATCTTCCAACTAAAAAACCACGATGTGCGGGTACTACAGTCTTTGTTTTTGTATCAACTGTAGTTGCACCGTAACTATCTTTTCTTTGAAAAATTATTTCATTAGTGGAAGCGTTAATTCCAGTAACTGTATAACCTACATAATCATCATGCCTATTTCCTCGTAATAATCTACTTACAGTTAAATTACCAGATGTTGCACCACTCAAAATAGTAGATATTTGAAATTGAGTAGTACTAAGAACAGTAACTTTATAGCGACCTGATGATACAAGTCCTGTACTTACGTCAATATAAATAGTATTACCAGTGGAAAGACCATGATCTGTGCTACACGTAATAGTAACAGTCGAACCACTTCTAACATATGTCGAACTAATTCCAGGATCTTTTTCAACAGTCCGATCTGCTAAACGTTCACCCGAAAAGAAAGTAACATCTGTAGGGATATAGCGAATGCGAACTCTAATAGTAGTCCAACGCGAATCCCCAAAAGTAGTCGATAAATAATAATTTGTATTTCCGCTTGCATTAGCTGACGATGAAGTTGTTACGGTAAATGTATTTTGTGTAGTACTGATAATAGTTAAGGTTTCGTCAATTCCGCCACCAGTTTGAATGTCTAAATAAACATTTTCTCCCGTGTATAAACCATGATCTTGTTTTGTTACAACTAAATTAGTACCTGACTGATTATAAGTTGCACTAACCACATTTCCTAAGTATCTAACTGCCAAGATCGGTAATCCGTGCTCATAAAAACTAAAAGCATCCGTATCCCTCATGCCTACTAAATGTTCACCTAATTCTTGATTATTGGAAGGAAAAGTAAATATACGAGCAGGAATAAAGACTCCAGGGTATTGTTGAAAACTAAAATATACACGATAATCTCCTCTTTTTTCTCGTTCTATAGCAGTTGAACCAAGAAAACTTTGTATTGTTGTATATAATTCATACCCCCTTCGCCAACGTGACCATAAAGAATCAGTATTATAAAAAACAACTTCACTATTTTTATAACTTTTACGATCTCTAGCTATATCAAATGGTTGCTCTCTACTTGACCATTGAGATTCTTTATTAAATTCAGTTTTATCCCCTATCTTTTTTGAAAACTTAGTATTAAAACCTAGTTTCGAAGGATCACTAAAGTTATTAATCCCAAAAGGCATGGTACTTTAATAAAGACCACCTTGAACATTACAATAAAAACCACTTGTTAAAGCTGTAGTCCCATTTGCCGCAACATAAAGTGCTTGACCACGCTTTAACATTAAACCGCGAGTTTTAGGAGCTACTTCATTATTTGCAGTAGTAAAATTAGAACCAGCTTGAACTACTGGGTGATTTATAAATGGTAAAACTTCATTTAAAGTTAAACTAAAATTCTGTTTAGTTGCTACAGAATCAACACTGGCTACAAATAATGGGAAAAATTGATTGATATTAGTTACCGTAGAGCTACTAACTAAATAAAAACAAAACAGAGTAGGTAAATAAGCAGTTACATTACCTGTAATTGATCCTTGAGAAGGTATTGTTACATCAAAAGTAGTTGCAGTTACTTTAGTAACAGTAAAAGTACCATCAACAGGTACAGTACCTGAAGAATAAGTTGTAAAATCTAAATAAATCTCTTGTCCAACTTTTATATGATGTCCAGCCGTAATAGTAACTGTACAAGTTGTAGAGTTTGCTGCATATGTACCAGTAGTTCCAGCACTTGGCGCCATAAATTGTGTTTCATGCTTTGAATATTGAAGCCAGATTTCGTCAATATATGCACCACTAATTGACGTATCCGTTAATGCAGAATCAGCATCAAATATTTTTGTTGCGTTACCTACTGCTGTTGGAACTAAACTAGTCCCAAAATTTTGTCCAGAGGCAACTGTTATTAATGTAGATGCTGTTGCTGGACGATCTACCATTAATGGTTGTTTATTTGAACTACTGCTTGACACGTCTATCTACAAGTAAACTTAAATCTTATTATAAGAGATGAAGACCTTCTAATTAATCTCCTTCAACATATGGCCTTTTTTCAGGGTCATCACTAAAGAAAACATTTCTTAGACTTGTACCAGCCATACGGCGCGGTTCTCTAGAAGAAGAAAACTTTTCTCCTGCACCATACTCTGATTCATAGGGGTTTTCTACACGCCATCGATGTGGTCTACTTCCAAGTCGATAACCTAATCGAGTTGTAGGTCTAATTGTCATATTATGCAGCCGATACACTAAAGACTACAGTAGCAGCGGTGCCTCCAGTCTCCGAGATAAATTTAGGTCTTATCCATCTAACAGGTGTATTAGCAACATTATATACAGAAGTTCCATTAGAAGTTATTGTTTTCTCTGAAATAATCTCTCCATAGTTTGTTCCATCGATACTTCCTTCTAAACTAACCTTAACGTTGGTATTTATACTGGCAACAGTAACGATAAGAGTATAATCTTTTGTACAAAACGTATTGTTAACAGCTACTTGCAACGCGGTACCTACACTAGGAGCCGCTAAAGCACTATCAGTTTGGAAAATAGTATCTTGAAAATAAGTTATAGCCATGAATTTAAAGGTTACCTATTACTAAGAATAGCAGGGAAAATACTATCGATAATTAGTTTCTAAAAGAAGTCTGGTACCTACAGCTACATCAGCTGGGCCAGGTAAAGCTTGGATAAATTCTGCACCTTCTCTATTAAATCTATATCTAGCTTGTTCTGGATTCCTATAGTTTGGTACATATAAATGAAGAGCTAATCTATCTGTCTCATATAAATAAATCTGTGTCCAAGTCTTTAATGTATCTTTAAAATCAGAAGTTGAAATTGTTCGATCAACGTCACCAGCAATGCTTTCAATACGACTTTTAGGAGTGGAATCATTATTCACACTTCCTGTCATATCTGTACGTTTTTCAGCTTCATCACATCTACTTATTTGTTCAGAAATCTTGTCATACCAGAAAGAATCTTGAATATTATTAAGTGCTTCTTCAAGACGAGCTTGGTCACCAGCAGGAACTGAAGTTAAATTATAACCTAAATGCCAACGGACTTTAGATTGTAAATAGGTATCGAGCTTCATTAACGATTATACAAATTAAGCTTATTACTAGTTTACGTTCTATAAGTTCTCCCCCGCATCCCCTCTCCAACTAATCAACGCGAACGAGGTTTTCTTTAAAAATTTCATCCCAATCTACTCGTTTTATTGCTTTCAATTGCTCTAATTTTTGAAACTTTTCACCAGAACAAGAAGTTTGTAAATCTTTTATATCTCTTGCAGTTTTTAAACCAACACCTGGTAATGCATCAGCTATCTGTCTTGCACTAGCAGTATTTATATTTACTCTTACATCAATAGGAAAACTTTCACGGGTTGTTACCTTTGCAGGTTTGACACCCTCAGCTTCTAATTGAGCCGTTAAACGTTCTTCTGTCCTAATCTTCTCGTTAGTAGCGTCTAAATGGGGGATTAAATCTGTTTCATCAACATATAACACTTCATCCTGAGCATCGACACACATCATAATTCCATCGCCATGTTGAGATATGACTTCAACTAATCCACCTGTTTGCTTGTACTGATACAACATAACTTGATTGTTAACCTCTGATTAGCTTACCAGTGTCAACCTTTGATTTCAACTCTATTGTGGATGGTTTGGATGGGAATTATCCATATACATGGCAATTAACGTAAATGCAATGCCAACAACCATTAAAAAAGCAATGAATTCCATAACAATTTTATAAACATCCTAAATATAGACAAGAAAAAAGCGAGCCACAAGGACTCGCCTAATTCTTTTATGAGTAATCTATCTCTTACTCGTCGTTACCGCCTACTTGAGATGCAAAGTCTATGAAACCTTGAATATCATTCCAAGAAACGTTAGCAGCAGGACGAAGATAGTTGACGCGAGCAAGTACATATGCAGCGCGACCAGCATCAGAGTCATCAGCACTAATGAATACACCGTCACCAGACACAGATGTGTTGGTAATAGCGTCTACATTGTAGATCTTGAAAGTAGTATCAGCCGTAACTGTATACATCATGGAGTTCGCAGCATCCTGATCATCGATAGTTGCTGTAACTGATGTCCAGAATGGAAGGTTGCCTGTTGTTGTATCAGCTGAACCTTGAGTAAATAAACTCGAAGCAGCAGTGATAGAACTAGAAGCAGCAGCGTTTCCTAGTAATTGAGTAGCAGGAACACCAATTGGTGAGCCGCTATTGTCAGGACCTAGAAGTAACAGTTCACCTGTTGTACCACCAAGGTCAGCAGTTACAGGAGCAGCAGGGAATCCCGCGCGATCTGCAGCAGCTGAAGGTACATCTTGTCCAATAGCGATTGAAGCACCATAGACATATGCAGGACGAGCAGCACTAGCTTGGACTACAAGACTAGTACGGTCGTTACGAACTCTGTCACCAGAGCGACGATCAGGAGAAGGAACCGTGATGTTAAAACTTTTGTAAGATGCTTTATCAGCAGCAACGTTAGTTACCTTGACATAGCCCACAAGTTCAAAAGCTTCTACACCAGGCCATCCATAGACACCCTCGTCATTGAAACCAGAAATTTTATTTATCTGATTACCAGGCTGAAGAATAGCTCCAGCAGAAGATTTGTAAGTTGCCATTAGTTATACCTCCTTACTCCGCTACTGTGAAGGCTGTTGTGATGAAGTCCTTGTTCAAGTTCGCAAAACCAGCGTACAACTGCCAAATTAGAATGATAAATCTGGAGAAGTCATCGTTGTTATTAATTAGAACTTGAGCGTTAGGTCCACCAATACCTACACCGATAGCCTGTGGTCCGAAGAACAGACCTGCAGGAGTTGTTTTAGAACCTGCACCATTACCATCACCAATATCAGAAGTAATAGTCTTAGCAGGGAAGTTTGTAGACTCAAAGAATCTTACGCCTTCAAAGACGAACCC